ATTAACATAATCACGGAGTTCCTCTACAGTATCAGGCATGATAAAATTCCCATCAAGGATAGGAACACAAGGAATCTCCCACTGACACTCAAGAAGTCCCTTCATTTGACTACTATTCCAACGCCCGCGCACTGAATCAATAAGATTAAATGCTTTAAAATCGTGCCCATTAATGTCATAAGTATTTTTCTGAACACCCTCTCCATAAGTCTCACCCTGAATAGTCACCCATTCAACTTCTGGATAATTATCAAGAAATCTTTTAAGGACATCAAACATATGATACTTTTCAGCCATTTCCCAATAGATATTAGTATCATAGTAGCAGGGCTTATCTACGCTGTCAAAGCAGACATTACGAGAACATACATAGAACTCTACTTTTCCACACTTGCCACGCTTCATAGTAAAAGTAGTAGAACTACCATCTACTTTTTCAGTAGCAATCCACTTCTTAGTCTTATCGGCTAAAATCCAAGGCATATTCTCAATACGCTCTTCATCAGTTTTCTGCACCCAAGAAGGCCATCCGCCCTTCTTATCCTTCTTTTTACCAAAGAACATGAACATGAGCTTGCGGCCCCAAGAACGCTTCATCAGCCAGCGCGCCCAAGGCTTCTTAAAGATGCTGGGATGCCGCTGAGCCATCTTCTTATACTTATCCACAGAAGGAGCCTTACGCTGATTATCTTCCTCATCAGCATAAGTTACACCAAGAATCTTGGTAAGGAAACGAGATTCATCATCTGCATAATGAACTTTCTCTCCATCATAAATATAAGGAGTTTTAGTCCCATCAAAAATAATTTCCCAACCAAAATCGCTTGCGTGCATAAGAAGTCCCTGGGAAATAGTCTTACACATCTTCAAGGTCTTAATTTTATAATTACGTTTTTCAAGGAAAGCGAAGCACTCTTTATCCTTCGGCACTCGGCTATCAATTTCAAAATAGATGGCGGGGTCGCTAACTTTAAACTGATCTTTCTGAACAATAACGTGCCAACCACCAACAATGGCAGTTTCAACACGGTCATATCCAGGAATAGGCTCAATTCCATCAATTAGCACAACATATGCGAGTTCGCGCTCGCCATTTTTATTAAGCATTTTTTACTCCTTTCTTAAATCTTAATATTCTTAAACATCATTTCATTCGCAAAAATTTCCATCGGTACAAGCCGCTGGCCACAAATTGGGCAACAATTAGGGTAGATTACCTGCTCAGTGGGCGCGCCGTCCATGGTGTGGCGCAGAATGGAGGCAGAGAAAATCAACTCATTGCAATCGGGGCAGTATACGTTGGGGTGCTTTTTAATTTTAATAGTTTCTTTAGTCATTTTTATTCTCCTTCCTGTTTGAGCCAGCCAAGCCAGCACTCTATGCACTGTTTATCAGACGGATAAGGCCCCTCTCCATGTGCATATAGCTCATCAATACACTTACCACTATCATGCCCAGGCGGGCAAGCATCCACATTCTTACTACAGAATAACGCCAGCTCCTCATTACTCATACTACGGATGCAGTCGGCGTTGGTCTTAACCTCAATCGTGTTGTAGTAACAATTTTTTTCACACTCTCCGTCACGATGCGGGATCTTGCATATTTCATTCATACTGCATTTTATATGCTTCTTCATCACTCACATTCCTTACTTATTAACTGTTCCCCCAAGATTGTGCACCGAAGTCACTTGCATCAAGCCCCCATTCACCGCCGAGAGATTCGTCAGTTAACCACGGCTTTTGTGATTTACTTTTCTCTCTCCTGCTCGTCTTATAATCACGCGCCAACATCTTCGCATACTCCTTGATTTTTCTGTTTTTTTCTGGATCACTAAGAGAATGAGATATATAATCGCGCATTTCCCATTTGTCCATACTTCGAAGGTCTGCATTATCCTCCAACGCGCAACTAATTACAATAGCATAGTTAAATTGTCTTTCAGTGTAAGGTTGTCTCACTCCTCGTCCTCCTCATGCCAATTCTGCATAAACTCTTTCTGAATATCTATATTCTCCTCTGCTGGGATGACAGCTGGCATACTATTCGTAATATGGATTGCTGCAAAGCAATTATCCTCAGCACTTGAATTCCAAAAGTCAGAAGGTTCAAAGCTGTCGGCCAACACGGCACGGTCTATCAAGTCCCCAACATGTGGCGGGACAATGATAATAGGGCAGCCTTTGTGTCTGCATGAACAATAACGCATAGCTTCTTCTTCCGTTTGGACAGGACATTTTAAAATGCTTAAGGGTATATCGCAGCTCCAGCAGCTTTCGGTATATTCATGTCCTTGATGTAAACTTCCATGCTCATTCCTCCTTCGGCGGCTCCGGCAGCGGCATATAATGTGTGACAAATTTGGTGATGTCCTTTGGGCCTCCACAGGGGAACTCCAGCCACTTCCTTGTTGCTTCATCATGAATTGCCTTGCGAACAGCGCTGCCGCCCCACTCATTACAAGCGACAAGATACCACCCGCTGTGTATTAACTGCTCCGTCACGGGAATCCAGCGTGGAATTTGGCAAAACATTTTAATCTTGTCCTCTTCCGCGATTGCCAATTTGTCACTTAGCTCCATAATGGCACCCGCGGCTTGTTCATAGTCGCAAGCTATATCAGGCCGTCCGTCATAGTCAAATGCGCCAGCTCTCTCTCCCAGCCGCTTTACCAACTTGTCATACATCTTGTTCATCTCGCATATCAGCCCCGCAGTTTGGGCAGAAATTCGAATCTGCATCATGAAACACACCGCAGTTAGAACATTGCCAAGGCACATCATAGACGTATCCATCCCATATCCACTTCCCCCGCACCACAGGCCGCACATCGGCGGCAGGGACGAGAGGGCAATCTTTGTGCCTGTCAAGGCTAACGCTTCTTATGTGTCTCCAAAGTTCGCAATCAATGCCTAGTTTGATTTGGCATTGACCGCAGATTTTTGGCATCTCCATGTCAATATAAATTCCCATTTATTTTCTCCTTTTTCTTTCTGTCGCTTTATCAATCGTGGCCCGATGCATCGGCGTTACTTCGCGCAGGCGCCCCGACTTTACAAACTGGTTAAAATTTACCGGCGTATAATTAATAAAGTCGCTACATACACACAAGTGTCCCTTTCGGTTAAACTATATACAATGCGTATGCCCATGAATGTTAAAAGCCCAACCGATATCAAGCGGCTCGTGCGACAATATAATTTTCTCACCAATCATAAGCGGGCCACCGTAAACTTCATCAAATACATCCTCATAATTAGAAAGACCCAAATCATGGTTCCCTTTTATAAGAATTTTATATCCTCTGAGCTTTCGCGCGCACTCAATATCACCGACGTCTCCCAAAAGAATTAACGTATCTTTGCGGCCAACCTTAGAGTTGATTAGTTTGATTTGCTCCTCGGCGGAAGGGCGATTTGGAAATGGCACATGAAGATCTTCATCCTCGTTAAAATGGGTGTCACTATATAGCCAAACCGTTCCCTGTTTATGCCAATGGTCAAAACACTTATAAAGTCCTTCAATCATCTTCAATAATCTCCCAATCATCAGCAAAAATCAAAGGGTCAGGTCCCCAAGTACCGTAAACCCGATTTTCATCAATGTACTTTACATTTCCTTCACAGTCTTTATATTCAGAATATCCAAACATATGATAGATATGAATACTATCACCGGGTTTTACTTGAGTTTTACATCTCTTCATTATTTCCTCCTATAATACTTTGCCCAATACTGCTTCAATTCTTCCACATTCTCAAACTGGTCCCAGCGATGCCACCATTTATTCCTAAACTCGTCATATCTCCAGTTTGGATGCTCATACTCATTTACAGCCCAATCCTGTCTCCAATAGCTAATATAGTCATGAATCCACCAGCTTTCAGAGAATTTGCGATAAGACTTCCCATCAAACAGGCGCGCATTAATATATCGTCTGTCCATCGCGGCCAAGGCATCGGTAATACGTTTTTCATGGTGACGTACCATATGATTCGCCTTGCGCTTTGCCCACTTTGTGGTCTTGCGCCGGCCATCAGTGTATACAGGAGACTTTTTATAGCTTCGAGACACAATATCACCTTCAATTAATCTGAATCATGTTTATAACTTTTTGGCATTTCCAGCACCACATTTTCTTGCGGTGGCCACGCGGAGTAAAGTGTTTTAAATTTTTACTAGCTGCCATTTTATTCTTACAAACGGGGCATATAAACCAACGCATTCGAATTTTTAGCATATTTAAAATCCTCTTTCGTTTTTCTATATATATTATACCAAAAAATTATAAAAAAGTCAAATATAAAAAAGAGGACGTATCTACGTCCTCTTCTCAAATATTTACTTACGCGTTCTCTCTATTACGCTCTCTCTGAAGCCGTGTCCAGCGAATCACACCAACAATTGCCATAATCAGATAAATACTCTTCTTCGTCAGATACACCGCATCAAAGTGCATAACGTACATGGCAACTGCAATTACATCCTGTACAATCCACAGCCAATACTGCTCACGGTATCTAAGCATTTCCAGACCAGTTGCAATAATACCAATAGATACAGTAAAAGCATCCAGCCAGGGCACAGACCCGCCAACTCTTTCAAGAATTGCATGATACACAATAGCTGCCGCAATTACAATCGCGCCGGCGCCTACATCCTGTAGCCAAGTGAGCTTCTTTGCCATCGTCTTCTCCGGCTCAACCTGGTCTCTATGTTTCGCCCAAATAATCCAACCAACAATATTAAAGGGAAGATAAATCAGTAGCTCAAGGCAAAACGTACCATAGATCTTGTGATACCACAGGAATACCATATATACAAACGTATTTACAAGACCAAAAGCAAAGTTACTAATGCTTGCACTCGCGCAGAAAAAGATACAGAACACACCACAAATTGCACTCACAAAATTAATTACAGTTAGCCAAGGCGGGTTACTGCCACCACCAGAGCCTCCCATAAATGCACTAATCATTGCCCAGGCCGCAATAGCAATCATTACAATTGCCATCACCCACTCATACCACTTCATCTGCTTAAAAGACTTTCTAAGATTTTCCATAATTATACCATCCATTCCTTTCGTTCTTCTTTATTCATATTTCTTACCATGGTCGCGCTAATATTAAGTTCTTTTCTTTCAGGGTCAAGACACCGATAAACAGCATCTGGATACGCACGTTTAAAATAGGGAGCATAACTTGGCTCTGAGCCATAAACTGCATCTAGATGGCCACAGCGCGCAAGCACAAGAGGAGTTTCAGCATCCCAGTCCTCTTCTCCATTTGGAAGTTTACACTTCGTTACATCAATTATCTCTACGACTACATTATCGTACAGGGCGGCCGCGCGATAACATTGAAGGAAGCGATTCTCAATAGTTAAATCTTCGTCATCCGGCATATCGCGTGCGATTCGCTCTTCTTGGTCTCCGCCAATAAACATTATCAGATAGACCAATTCACATTCGTGCGCTGCCATGTCAAGACATTTTAGATGCCCTTTATGCATTGGCATAAATTTTCCACCATACATACCTACTTTATACTTTTTCACAACTTCACATCCTCTGGAAAAACACCATCAATATCAACTTCTATAAAACTATTATTATAGTTCACTACCCTCATAATACTCACCCATGTAGAGCGAGTACTATTGAAATAAACTTCATTAAAATGAGGAGCTTCAAACATCTTAAACAAATTCTTCATCTGTTCTTCTGGAATAACACGGCTTCTATGCCTATTATTCTCCAAACAAAGTTTTTCATCACTGTCAATCCAAATAAGATAATGCTCAAAACTAGAAAACCAGTTAAGAAATTCAAATCTATCTGCACGAGTTGGCGCATTAGTATCAACTACCACGTCCTGCCCAGCCACTTCTGCTGCATGAATCTGGCGAAAGAAAGTCATCCATACATCAAACTTATTGTCGTGAGAAGTAGGGTCTCCATTGAAAGCGGCATACATATCATCAATTGAGAGGTATCTAAATCCGTTCTTGCGCGCGAGTTCACGTGCATAGGTGGATTTTCCACTACCGGGGTGACCGCACATTAAAAACATTCTGGCCATTTAAATCTCCCTCCATCCATTGTGCTGAATAATCATGCGCATATTTTGGACGCCAACCGGATTCATAGAATGAATATGAAAGAAGTAACCAGTATCGACAATGCCCTCGCGCTCAAGCCAATTCAGAATCTCGATATAGTCACCACCGCCATCCTTAGCATAATCGCCAGCATCATGGTCAAGGTCAATAAGAATTGTATCACTGGACATACTGCGCTCATAAGTACGAATCGCGGCCTTTGCCTGGTCTACCGTTCTAATAAGAAGCCAATCCGCAGCAGGCGGCCGGCGCATGTCATCAATCCAAAGCTTCACTTTGAAAATAACCTCACTTTCTTCTCAAAAGGCTCAATTCTAACAGCAAAATATTTAGCTTTTAAATAACCAACAGGAGTACATCCTTTATGCTCTTCTGCATATTCAAAAGCCTCTTTACATTCTCGTAAAGAACACCCAGTTTTTTCTCTCAGTATTTTAATATCATTTAGATTAACGGCCATTTTTATTATCCCTTCTTCATCTTACATATATATTATACCCTAAATTTTTAAAAAAATCAAGTTTAATAAAAAAATAACACTCTCATAAGAGAGTGTTATATAATGGCATGGCGAAGACTTATTATCCTCTACGTTTGCAACCGCTTTGGGGAACATCTCTTTCTTTGACGTCATCTCCCTATCCACTAAAAGCGCTACTCGTGGCGCCACTGGTGCGGCATGAAGGGCTCGAACCTTCGGTCTCCTGGGTGTAAACCAGACGCGTTAACCGGCTACGCTAATCCCGCATATTCAAGATACATAAAATACGGATTTGAACCGCTTCGACAGTTTAACAGACTGTTGTGTAACCAAAACACTATTTACGATTTGCTGTATGTATCTTTATGGTGATCTCTTGGAGATTTGAACTCACAATTACCGACTTGAGAGGCCGGCTTCCTATCCGTTTAGAAGAAGAGACCATTTGCGGCAGCCCCGTTTTTATTAATGTGAGCTTTCTGCAACGCCGCTCTGACCAGCTCACTACCCCCAAAGTTGTGTAGCGATACCTTTGGCAAAAGGATTTTTAGTAGTTGCGCATGTACTCAAAGCTACGCGCACTGGTGGAATACCGGGGATTCGAACCCCGCTGATATCCTCCTTGCAAGGGAGGCGACCACTCCTAGCAGTCCCGTACCCCATATATACAAGGCACAAAATTAAGATAATAGTTTTTCAGACTATCGCGTAAACCATTCCGCCAAATTGGGACACCCCAACCACAGGATTTGAACCTGCAACCTCTTAAAAGAGAATTTGCTGCATGTGCCTTTAATTTATATAATTAAATAAATAGTATCTTACTTTCCTCGCGGTGCGTTACTCTTGGCGCATTTCCCAGTGTCTAGAATGGTGAGGACAACCCGTTTCCCTCCCCTCACGGTCGGCTTCCACTCAGATACTACTTATTCAATTATATAAAAAGGGTAGCGTAAATATCCCCATAGCTATTTCCGCCGCCGGCAGATTTCCGTCTCTGCCAGTGAAATAGTTCCCCTAATATGGGTCTTAATTTAAAGAAAGGAGGTAGTACCATTCAAATTAATTAAAACTTATATTTTTCCAAATATAACCATATGCAGTTTTCCGCTTCCCACTACATACTTCACTAATATGACCACGGACGCCATTTAAATCTTTTGCCACTATACCTTGCTCTTGTAGCCATCGCGCGGCATCTGCATATGAATCAAAACTTTGAATATAATTATTAAGTTTATCATATTGCTCAACATTTTTTTTGGTTAAACAAAAATTATTAACAATATTTAAAGGAGTATTGCTAATTTTTGATATTTTTCTAACAGTGTCTGAAGAGCATCCAACTATTTTACATATATTTTGCGTAGTAAAACCCTATTCTAATAATTCAACAATTATATTATAATCATATAATATTTTTCCATCACCACCAAGTGTTGCGTTATACCCATTAGAAAAAGAATGATATTCTTCAATCCAATATATTTCTCGTTGAGAAAGAACTGAAATATCACATTCTTCTATTACTTCAATAGAAAAATTTTCTATACCATATTTTTTAATGGCTTTATATAACGGTCTATTTTCCAGATGCTCTTTAAAAGCATCTCTCTAATGTTCTTTCCAACGTTTTTCAACACTATAGGTTGTTTTGCCAATATAATTTTTTTGATTCAAATTATTAGTAATTTTATAAATAAAACCATTCATATTATCACCCTCTATATTTAAGTAGAGCTATTTTAATTTTACTCTACAAATTTGGTTGCAGGCAATAAATATTGGTAGCGGATGCCGGCTCTGCCCCGGCGATCTTCACTTTATGAGAGTGACGAGATAACTGGCTTCTCTAATCCGCAATATATAGGCAGTTTTACAACTTATCCAGGTTGAGGATTAGCCAATTGGCGTATCCTCGCTTTGGAGAATTTTTACTACTTTCATAATTACCAATCCTCCTATACCAGTATCTTTTCAGCGGTGCCATGGACACCATGATTCGCATTCGGTTTACTTTCGTTGTCTTTTTATTATAGAGTGCTGCTAAATGACTAAGCTACATATCTTCGCCCTTAGTGGTGACGTTTGCCAGTAGTAGTTTAACCGAAAAATCCATCCTTTCCGCACTCTACCCATGTATTTTATATCGCTGGGGCGATATGGTAGTCCCGGTGGGATTCGAACCCGACATCTTAGCCTTGAAAGGGCTACCACCTGACCATTTAGTAGACGGGACCATATGATATCCCATGAGTGACGCTCAACTACTCATTATACCTTTTTGACGCAATCTCCAGGCGCCGGTGAACGCTTTTCCGGACTTATGGGACAATTGAAGGCTTTTTGACACCCAGTATGCCCAAACTGCGGAAGGTTTGACAAGAACCTACAACTCAACCGAGCGTCCAGTTGTTACCATTCCATATGCCCTTATGTTCTGGTGTCTGGTGTTATGGACAACTTACCAGCACTTCCCTCCTCAACGGGCGAGGTGTCCGGATGACCTATAACGTGTCACCTATACGTTTTTGGAATCTGCAAATTCCTCACTATTAGTTGCAGCTAATAGACTGGCAATCAAAAGACTTCTTTTTCTTACGTAGGGAAGTCATCTCTACGGAACGGCCTTTCGAGTTGTGGTAGTCGTCGTACCCAGGGTAGGACAAGGCATACGTTCCTTCCTATTCCCTTATGCGTTTCTTTAACCGCGCGCCCGCAATGGCCAGACCTCAGTTTAACGTCATAAGTCTCTCGTTCGGACGCGGCACCGTTACGTTCCCACTGACGTGCACGATTTGCTTATTAACGTGATTTTGCGTTCACATACGTTTTTCGTTCACAGTTCGCCAACTGCTCTCCCCAATATTTAAAGTGGCCGGATTTCTACTCCACTAAGATTCGAGTTTATCTGCTCCCGCAGAATTAACGACGCCCGAGTCCGCCGGAGAGTTTTTAAGCCTACGGGGTTCCTCACAACTTGCCCGCTTACTTATCTTTATTTACAAGTCCTTGTAAGACCAGACTTGGCTGGCGACCCCGGTGGGCTTTGCTCCCACGACCTCGTGCGTGACAGGCACGTATTCTTCGTTGCTGAACTACGGAGCCAAATTAAGGATTCGCGGCGGCTTCATCCCAACCAAATCTGCCGGGTTCAAACTCATACCAGCCATCCTCATTATCATATTTTTCTTCCTCGCTAACTTCATACGCGCCGGCGCAAAAGCGAAGCCAGTCCTCATACTCTTCGGGAATAATTTCATCGCTCTGCGACTCAACAATAAAATCATCCATTTGATTTATCTCCCTTCTTCATCTTACATATATATTATATAATAAATTTTAGGAAAAATCAAATTTTAAATCTCAAGAATTTTTAAGGCTTTTCTTAAAGTCTTGACGATTATAAGAGCCTTTACCCTTCTTACTCTGAATTTTACTTCCACGGCGGCGGAAAGCAAGATATTCCTGGAGCTCCTCTCCAGTTTTCTTCATAACTTCTTTATTCATCTTTTATTTCCTCCGTCTCTTCTGTTGGATACCAACCGATACTTACTTTACCAGTGACAGTATTTTCAAGAACATCTACAATACAATTTGTATAAATTGTATGCTTATTATAGATATTCATATCAATATTAGTAATATTATCCATTAAAGATTCAACTCTTTCAAATTAATATATTTGGCGATTTCGTTCGCACGGATATTCAATTCTTTCAAGAAGGCCTGATTAGGTTCTTTCCATATAGCAACAACATATTTATTGCCCTTACCATATAGAGTAGCCCCATTCTGTCTACAATATCGAAGCCATTGCGGCCAGCTCAATCCACTAATGCGGCAAGCCAGCAAATTAAAACTACCATTAATAGACTGCCCTTCTGTCCAAAATTCATTCCAACTTGGGCAAATTGTCCATCCATTATTACTAGATTCTCTAAATGTAAAGTAATTTTTCATACTAACATTTCCTTCCAAAGAGCTCGAAGTTCTTTTTCTTCGTCTGGCCGCACACAAGTCAGCTGGCTACCTTTTAACTGCTCTATTACTGTACTAATAGGTGGCAATTCAATCGTAGTAGCTTCAATTTTTTGCTCACTCTTAAAATTTGGAATTAAATATTTCTTGACAGTTGAAGCACTCCAGCCTGTAGCTTTGGCTGCGCCTGTAAGTGTGCCACAGGCTAGATAAGCTTCATTCATCAAAACAATATCTTCTTGGGTAACTCGTTTCATTCTTCGTCAATCCATTCTTCGTTAGAATTATATTTATTAGCTCGGTTTTTTCTACGCTCATTTTGCTTGGCTTTTTTGGAATCTTCGTATTCCTTATCATTCCAATCGTCTTCCCATTCGTCATAAGAGCGATTCTTATCCCGCTTCGCCATTTTTATTCTCCTTAATAAATTTATAGATTTTGCGGTACATCAAATCAATAAGATCTTGGTCAGAAATTTCAGCAAGCATAGCGACGTTGCCATCCACAGCCTCAAGGAAAGTCCGCCCAAGAGTCTTACTAGGGTTAACCCAATGAATTCGCCGCAAATCATGTAGCACGAACTCAAACTTCTGCTCGTCAGACATTTTGTTACCTCTCTTTATTTTCTATAATTATTATACCCTAAATTTTATAAAAAATCAAATATCAGAAAAGAAAAAAGGCGATGTTACAAGATACCAGTCAAGTTCCATACCCATATCATATTCTTTCCATCTGCGGGCAATTAAATCAAGCTCTTCAATATCATTAAAGTACTGCTCTACATGCGGCCGCTCCAAACGGTCGGCGTGATAGTGGCCAAAACACCAAGCATATTTTACTTTAATCATATCATAAATTTTATCAAGCCAAGTTTCCATAGTTGTATCAACTTTTGACTGGTCAATAAATCCAAGAAATAAATCAGTAGGCTGGAAACGCATTGGGCAAGTATGAGTAAAAACAAAATCAAACTCATTATCATCATTAATTAGAGTTTCACAGTTTTTCATTTCTAGCTCAGAAAGCTGCTCATCATTAAACCAACCAGATTTTGTGGCAACGTTAGTTCCTTCTGTAAAGTTCCAGCGCGCGAGTCGATACCATTTATCAACACTATAGGCACCGCCGATTACAAGGCATCTATATCCATTAATAGTATAAATTCCATAATCCTTAAAGTAGCGAATATGTGGATACTCTGGCTCATACATAACCCAGCCGCCAACATTTTTATCAAATATGTATTCCATGCTATATAGACGCTGCGGCCGCGCCTCATGATTGCCCCGGACGCAATATAAATAATATCTCCAACTTTCAACAAGCTCTTTGTTTTTCTTATCTGTATTATTTAAGAAAAAATTAAGCCCAGTATCTCCAAGAATAATAATTGCAGTTTCTTCTTGTCTATATTGTTGAAGTTCATTGAGCCAGTCAAACCTTCCGTGACAGTCGCCACGCACCAACCATTTAGTAATCATATTGACAACTCCGTTCTAATACTGTTTTCCATAATATTATATTGGACTTCATCCAATAAAGCATCTACATTCTTATTAATTTCAGTAGGACAAATCTTTAAATATTCATCACACATTTTATCTACTTCATCAATTGCTTCCTTACCAACAATTCTTGCTTCTTCAAGATTATAACACCCAAGTTTAACATCAATTAAATACTGCGGATTAGTAGGCCTCAAACAATTTTCATAAGTTTCACCTTCAATATACCGCTTTAAATAATCTTGCACACGGAGAAGATGATGAAGTTGTTTAGGGTCGTAGCCATATTTTTTAAGAACCTCTAATTTACTTGGGTACTCATGCTCCATCGCAAAATATTTTTCTTTTGCGATGCCACGCATTGATTTAATTGCTTGCGGAATATTATAACGAGCAATAACCTCACGATTACTTACTAATTTGTCCCATTCCTCTTTATATTCAAGATTAACAAATTTAAAATCTGTAAATAAAATCTCTAAGAAATTTAAATTTTGTTTACGGAAAGTTTGCATATAAAGTCTAATATCTTTAAAATCAATATGCTCGTCATTTGCGCGCACATGAGTAGTAGAAACTGGTTTCTTATTAAAAGCAATCTCTTCAAAAGAAGGCGTAATAATTAATTTAGAGTCTACATCTGAACCTGGTGTTTCAAGACCATAATTCTGGCTCCCTTGAAGGAAAATACCTACAATATTATAACCATCAAAATATTGACCCGCTTCATGTAAATGTTCACTAAGCCGCCTTTTAATTTCATATTCTCTTTCAGACATTTTTTCACCTTCTTTTGATTTATATATCTATTATATCATTATTTTTAAAAACTTTCAAATTTAAAGAAGCACATTAATATCAGTTACTATTTCATCAACCATACCTTTTTCAAGAGCTTCTTGCGCGCGGACATACCAATCTTTATTAATATGTTCCTCTACTTCTTCTTTTGTATATTTTGACTTCTCAATAATAAATTCAATCATTTTATTTATTTCTTTCTTATAGTCTTCAATAGAACTTATAATATTTTCATAATCACCGCTAAGGGCTGCACTTCCCTTGTGAAGAATAAAATAACTGGATTTAAAAGCAAGACGAACATGGCAACTTAAATATATTAATGAAGCCGCACTCGCAACTAAACCAACAGCCACGCCAATAACAGGGGTTTTTGAAAGCTCAATTGCACTACAAATCGCGGCCTGTGCATCTAGATCGCCGCCATTGCTATCAAATAAAAGTCGAATAGGTTTCCTATCCATTTCTGGAATACCTTTGTCTTCTCTATTCCACTTCATAATATAATGTACAATTTCCTATGTTAAATTACCATCAATTTCTTCATTAATCCAAATAACGCGATTATGTAAATCTTCATAATACTTTAAATTATAAGAATTAGGTAATTTTAAATCAATTAAATCTTCTGGTAAATCAATATAAAACTCGGTACCATCCATATTAATGTACCTCCTATTAAATTTATTTGACAAATATAAGTAGTAAAAACTTAAATAGAGTTTAATAACTTAATAATTTTATATAGTTATCACTATTAATTCTCGACTTTATATAGAAGGGTGAGAAATAAATAACTAAATAGGAGGATAACATGGAACAATTTAACTTTTGGATTCAAGCTATTATCTCTATTCTTAGTGGTGTAGCAGTTCTTGTGCCATTAATGATTAAATTAATTCAATTTGTTCAAGCCGGCGTAAAAGAAAAGAACTGGAGTAAAGTACTTAAGTTAGTTATGAGTCTTATGGCGGACGCCGAAGATAATTTTGAAAATGGTGCTGAAAGAAAAGAATGGGTCATGGGCCAATTAAAAGCTTTAGCCAGTAGTATTGATTACGATATTGACTGGGATGTTATTAGCGAAATGATTGATAAAATCTGCGACGTATCCAAAGAAATAAACAAATAACTATCTTCATAGTTAAGCCAAGTATTAAAAATACTTGGCTCTTTTTTTATTTCTCGGCTATTCCATCCATAGTAATATATCTCGCGCGCGGGTGGCTGCAACATAATTAACTCTATATGCTTCTTCACCGCCCCACCATTGAGGCTTCCATACTGCTACATATGGGAATTCTAGACCTTTAGCGCTATGACGAGTCAAAACTTTAATACAATTTGATTGCATTAATTCTTCGAGTTCTGCCTTTGTTAAATCTCCCTGCTTAAAGGTAGTATTAGGTATACCAGCCTTCTCTAAATTATCTACTAAAAAATCAACCTAATCATTAGTACTACAAAGTACTGCCCAATCTTTGAAATCACCTTTCCGAGTTACCCACCCCTTCAGATTTAAGAAGTCGGGTTCCGTTTCATAAACAATGCCTCCATCGCGCATAGGTATTGAATCATCTGACATGCCGCTACGATATAATATTTTCTTGGCATAATTAAGAATATTTCTTCCATTTCTGTAGTTTTCATTTAAGCTATATGTTGTAACCTCCGGGTCTTCACATAATTCTTCTAATAATTTTGGCTCCGCGCCTTTAAAAGAATAAATGCTTTGCCGCAAGTCCCCCACTACAAAGAAAGTTGTGGGGTCTATCATATTAAAAATAAAGTTAAATTCATCAGATGAAGTATCTTGTGCCTCATCTAATAGAATATGTCGAATATGCTTTACACAATGTGGATTCTTTTTAATAAGAGTAAAGAACTTATCAAACTCTTTGTTATCTCTAATAGAATCGGTTTTGATGCCGTGCGTTACTAAAAACTTATTAGCAAGCCCATGAATAGTACCGATGTAAATTCCATCTTTATAATCTTCACCAAGTCTATCTCGCATTTCTTGCGCGGCCAGATTCGTGAAAGTTATACAAGCTATGTCTGATGGTTCTTCCCCATCGCGCAACAACTTGCGTACACGCTCTGTAAGTGTCGCAGTTTTCCCTGCTGCGGCTGCTGCGAGAACAACTACATGTGGTTCTGTAGTATTAACTATTTGCTCTTGTAGTTTACTAAGTTTCATTTACTACTTCCTTCTTTCATATTTAGCTATTTTTTTGTACCATAAAGGTCAATATAAAATGCTTCTCGCGCACTTAACTAATCTTTGGGCACTTCTTCTAATATTTCAAATGTATAATTCCATATGCCGTCGGCGGCCAAGCGTGTGTGAAGAGTAGATTTAGCTGCTCCTTCAAGGCCAACAGCGGTTTTTAAATGGTTTTGCCAACGGGTGGATATATCAGTAGTCTTACCAATATAAGCTTCATGAGTTTGCTTATTTGTGATTTTATATATTCCACTTATACTGCGGCCGCCCGTTACCCGTTTAATCATCTCTTGAGCTGGGCGCCGTATAAATAAATCCCAAATCAGCTTTGGTATTACATCTCTATTGTGGAGTTTTAAATCCATTCTCTAAAGAACAGCAATATCATCTTTATCATTCTCATTCACCTAAAGAGAATAGAAATCCTCTTTTTCTTCAAGCTATTTTTGCCGAAGAATTGCTTCATGTACAGATTCCTGCCGCGCACGGAAATCATCTAACTAAGATTTCAAAAAAAGAATTTCGGCATCAAGCACACTCTTTTGAGTTTCATACTATTTTGATATGTCTGCTTCTTGTTTACTATAGTATAAATTTAGAGCCTAAATCTTACTATTTAATTCTTGCTCTAACTTTACTTCTTCCAGCTCTTTCTTTGACTTCATTTCCGCGGCCAGCCGTCTCTGTTCAGCCGCAAGCAACTACTCTGTCGCTGACTATGACTCGGCCGCCCTAAACTGCGC